GCGGTAACGGCTTCGGGCCACGGTAGCCATGAACACATTAAGCACTGTAGCAGAATACGGCGTCGGCTTGACGCCAGACGAACGCGACTTCCTTTTCATAAAGGGCCAAGCGGCCCATGAGGCAAAGGCATGGGGTGAATTGCGTCATATTAGCGCAGAGGATGTTGTGCGCCTCGTTCAGATAGCCTGTCGACTGCACGGGGAGGTGCATGAGTTGCGCCGCAAGTTGGAGTTGAATGCGGCACCTGTAGAGAAGGCCGTAACCGATGTGTACCAGGATGGGCTTATTCGTGTTGAGGTAGAGCGTTCACGCACCATAACACATCCTGATGGCCGGGTTGAAGACATAAAGCCATGAGCCGCGAAGAAGCAGAAGCCCGCCTCGAAGAAGTGTCGCCCGCCATCCTCCGCTACGTGGAGCAGTGGCTGCCGATCCCGCAGGAGTGGATAGACGAGTACAACGAACTGGCGACACGCTTACAAGCCACATGAACCGTTACCGCCGCCCCTTGACTCTGGTTTACTTCTTAACGGATGACAGCCACCTGGCTTGCTGGACGGGCTGGTGGGTGTCGTCGGCGCAGGCTGTCGTGCTGCCGGATGGCCGTTCACGGTATGTGTACAAGCTTGTTGGCCTCAGCGCCAATTGAACATTCACCAATACCAGCAGCAGCCATGAACAAGGGCGACATAATACACCACATCGTGTTTAGCTACGGCATCATTGAGATGGTGCTAAACGAGCAAGAGTGCTTGGCTTACTTTGAGGAATATGAGGGCCGAGATTTGGAACCGATGTACCAAGAAATGGAGGTGATCTACGGCCGGTCCTTCGAGCGTATTCCGCACAAGGGCCTTAACTTAGTTGAAGCGAAAGACTTTCATAATTGTACGGCTAACAGCGCCAATTGAACCATGAAGAAGCTTAAGTACCTGTTTTGCCAAGCCCATCTCGGTTCGATTGGTCTCGCCACAGCCGAGCGTTTGGTAGCTGGCCCCGAGAAATCATATTCGGAGACACCTCTTGCTGAACGCATGGCGGACGAAGAAAAGGCTTTTGTGGCCAGCATCACCAGCATAGCCACACGAATGGGCAATAACTTGCAAGCCTCCGTAGACGCAGTGAACAAAGCCATAGGATACCAGCCGCCGAGCTAAGACGTTACGCGCACAACCAACTGCCCCGGTCCGTAACGGCCGGGGCTTTTTGTTGCGTGAATTGTTAAAGTAATACTTTAACTTGCAATACATATCAAAACCCGTTTTCAGCATGTCTGGAAGTCAAGTAGTACCCGAAGAGTTCGAAGAACTGACCGATAAGCAACGCCGGTTCATCGAAGAGTACCCCAAGGATTGCAATAAGGCCGCCGCCGCCCGCCGCGCTGGTTACGAGCCCGAGTACGCTAGACAGATTGGCTACGAGAACTATACGAAACCATACATCAGGGCCGCTATAGACGCCCGCCTTAAGGCGCTGGCTATCTCTGGGGATGAAGCACTGAAGAACGTATCCGATATCGCCACGACGCGCCTAAATGACTACTTGGTGGTCGTAGAACGTGAGCGGGGAACAACCATAGATCAACCACTAGCGGAGGGCATCGCTGAACTAGATGACAAGATTGCCTTCGAGGAAGCCTACACGGCAGAAGCCGTTGCCATCCTTGGTCTGACAGGGAAGGCGCTGCTGAAGTATCAAGCGAGCCGCAAGGATGCAATAGATGCGTTGCGTCTACAGCGCCTGCGGTACCGCTTGCAGTTAGAGAAAGATCCAACGGCTACCCGCCCTATTGCTGGCCCGCCAGAAACCTACGAGGCAGTTGAGGTGGATATGATTGCCTTGGCCAACGCACAAGCCGAGGGACGCATCAAAACATTGTCCTTCGGGGAGTTTGGTCCTAAGGTCGAGATGTACGATGCCCTAGCGGCCAACCGAGATATACTCAAAATTGAGGGCCGGTTCGTGGAGAAGGTAGAGCACAGCGGCAACTTGCTCACCGGTATTCAGCTCGTCGACTTCGATGGTAGCGCAGTTCAGGACCTTTAGCAAGCAGCGCGTGGCCCTGCGCCACCTGCTAGACAACACCACGAACGAGGTGATGTATGGCGGCGGGGCCCGCGGCGGCAAGTCCTACCTGGGCTGCGGCTGGGTGCTTATGATGGCCCTGAGCAAGCCGGGCAGCAAGTGGCTGGTGGCACGTGAGGAACTCACGAAGCTCCGGGATACCACCTTACTGAGCTTCTTTGAAGTAGCGGGCCAGCTACACGCCAAACAGGAGTATTCCTACAACGCTACCAGCCTAACAGCGACATTCACCAATGGCAGCATAGTCTTTTTCCGCGAACTCAAGTACATCCCCTCCGATCCGATGTTCGACCGGCTGGGCTCGTACGACCTGACGGGCGCCTTCATCGACGAGGCGCAGCAGATCCACCCCAAGGCGGTATCTGTGCTGCGCGGCCGCTTCTCTACCCTGTCGGGCCCTGGCTGGCAGACCGTGCCGAAGATGCTCTTCACCTGTAACCCGTCGAAGAACTGGATCTACACGGACTTCTACAAGCCGTTCAAGGAGAACCGCCTCGCTGCTTGGCGGGCCTTCATTCCCTCGCTGGCCACGGACAACCCGTTCATCTCCCAAGACTACATCGATAACCTACGCCGCTCCGACAAGGTGACGGTAGAGCGCCTGCTGCTAGGCAACTTCGAGTACGACGACGACCCCACCTCGCTCATGGGCCGGGATGCCATAGCCGACGTCTTCCGCAACCAGCACGTGCCCGCAGGCCTGTCCTGCATCACGGCCGACATTGCCCGCATGGGAGACGACAAGACCGTCATCCGCGTCTGGAGTGGCTGGCGCTGCGTGAAGACCCTGCGCCTAGCCAAGCGCAACACGCGGGAGGTGGCCACTGAAATCCTTAAGCTAGCCATTGCCCACCAAGTGCCGATGTCGCGCGTGGTGGTGGATGAAGACGGCGTGGGTGGTGGCGTGCGGGACCAGCTGCCCGGCGCGAAGGGCTTTCTTAACGGCAGCAGCGCGATTAAGATTGCCGGCGAGAAAGAGAACTACGAGAACCTGAAAACTCAGTGTTCGTTCCGCGTGGCCAAGCGCGTGAATGAGGGCGGTATCTGGATACAGAACGCCAGTCCCGAGGAGCAGGAGCAGCTCACAGAGGAGATGGAGCAGGTCAAGCGCCGCGATGTGGACAAGGACGGCCCGTTACGGATTCAACCCAAGGAGGTGGTGAAGCTGGCCCTAGGCCGCTCCCCGGACTGGTGGGATGCCGTGATGATGCGCGAATATTTCGAACTGGCCGGAACATATAAAGGCCTGTTATAAAGAAACTACTTGCAAATATTTAAAGTATTACTTTAACTTGCGTGCCTAAAGAACCTTTGTTTCACACCAAACCTTCCAGACCGTTATGGCTGAATGTGACCTGCCACTCGTCGCAGTGGAAAACGAACCCTGCGCCCCGCTCGGTCTGGGCCAGCAGATCCCCCAAATCCTCTACCAGGACCCCGCTGGCACGTGGCCCACGCTTACGAGCTTAGCCACGGCTCAAGCCGCCATGACGGCCGAGGGCGTGAACCGCCTCTTCACCATGAAGAACATCGCTGCGGGCATCGTGCCGGCCGCGACCGACCAGACGCTCACGGGTAACGATGTGCCCTACGGCGGGACCATCATCACGGGCCGCACCCGCACGCAGACCGGCCGCCTGCAGTACCTGGGCGCCTCCACTGTAGCGGCGGTCAACGCCATCAACAAGCGCGGCGGTCTTATCCGCGTCGGCCTTGTCGATGACAAAGGCTTCCTGCAGGGTCCCATCGAAAACGCCACCATCACCTTCGGCGCCCTGGAGCGTCCGGGCCTGGGGCAGGCCATCCCCGCCAACATTCCCTACACGCTGACTTGGGATGCGCTGGAGGAAGGCGCTATCAGCGCCACGCCGCTGCCGTTCCTGCGCAACCTCTCCAACGCTCCCGCCGCGCCAGCTGGCGCCTAATCCCGCGCCACGCCCGTGC